TGGGTGCAGCCAGTTGGCCGTCCTTGATCAGGTGGCGAAGCGTGTTGACCCAGGTATTATTCACTAAATGCATTTTTAATAAGCTCCTTGTAGACGATAGTGTGACCGAACCGCTTAGCCCAGGAGGGATGTGGCAGCTCGTAGTGGATAGGCACGTCAAACCGCTTAAGGATTGAAGCAGCTTTCTTGCCCATGGGAACAACCTTCAAGGTTGGTTTGATCTCTAGCAGCTCTACCAGAGAGGGATCGATAGTACCGTGGTGGTCTTGGATGTTGGTCCACATGAAGTCACACTCCTCAAAGTTGTGCTCATGCATGATCTGTGTCAGATACAAACTAGAGTTGCGGTACTCGTAGAACGGCCAGAATAACTCACGATGCTTAGGATTGACCTGCTCTCCCACGACTAGATATTCTGCAGTCTTGATGTGACCAGCAACGTTCCAGTAGTGATAGTTGAGAGCCTTGTCCCACTGATGTCTCTGCCAGTCTGCCGCTGTGTCTGCCAGCTGGGTGACAAAGTGCTTGAGATTAGCCCAGTCGTTAGTGCCATATCTGACTGTGTCAGGACGCCACCTGATGCCTCCGTTGGCAATCAACTGATCGATGTACTGCCCTGAACCTTGCCACGACGTGCCACCCCACCAGAGGTTGACATAGAGCTGGGCAACCTTGCTGATGTCATCGTACATCTCCTCTCTGACACCTTTCAGCTTCTCGTGTCTGGCAACGACCTCCTCAGCATTGTCAGGTGTACAGTAGACATAGATTGCACCAAACTTACGAGCAATCCTGTCTGCCATCCTGCCTTGCAGAGGCCACGAGGAACCACCACGATAGGCATGAGCGTACACTGCCTCTGTCGGCCACCAGCGATCAATGACAAATGGTTTACCTGTCAGCCACACTTGCCTGGCAGCATGTCTGATGGCTGCCGTGTGATAGTCAAAGATACGAGGTTTCCAGCGATACGTCAGGTGAGTGTAGCCAGCGTCTAACTGACTGCAGATCTCACGTGCAAGAGTGGTCTTGCCAGTGCCGTCTGGACCTTCTAAAATATAGATCATAGTCTTCTTTCTTTGTTAGCACTGCTGCCACCTCGTCTTAGCCTATGAGAGGAGCTCAGAGGTTAAACACCTGGTCTTGCCACCTGCCTAAGGAACACAGGTGTAGGATGAGCCACGTCGGTGTTTGTGAGTGCCGACGTGCCAGGCGAATCTGGACAGCAGTGCAGGTATTAAGTGAATGGTGCCAAGTCAGGCGGCTTCCAGCCATCTGGCTTGACAATCCCCAGCTTGCGCTGGTCTGGATTGTACCCGCGAACTTTCTCCATGTTTGCCTTGTGGACCTCTTTCCATGCGCCGTCAAAGTCAAACCCATGAAGGAGAGCAGTGCCAACCGCGAGGTACACCAGATCGATCAAGGCGTCAAGCTTTTCCTCTCTGCTAGAGGCAGTGATGTACTCCTCTAGTTCCTCAGTCATGTGAGCAATCCGATGAGTGCTCAATGATGGAGGCAGCATGCGCCTTGGGCCCTTGTAATTCAGGCCAAATTTCTGCAAAAACTCGTCTACGTCTCTAGATGCTGTCATAGCTTGGATCCAATCTCTGCCAGTGTTCACTGCTGCCCCAGGGTTGTTCTTGATCTCTCAATGGATCAAACTTTCTGACATTGTTTCTTCCTTGAAACGTGCAGCGCCACAGACAGTTGCGACTGTGCTGCGGATACAGTGGTGCAAAGATTGTAGACAGATAGTTCGTATCATAATATGCTCGCAGCTCATCGAACACTGTTCTTTGCTCGTGTGTCAAAGCGTCGCGATAGTCTTTAATACTGGCAAACGTGCCATGCTGAGATTCGATCGTGTAGCCAATGTCCTCTAACGTAGCACCAAAGGCCTCGTACCTCATCTCGTTGACGTGGTTGCCAGCAGCACCGACCGCAGGATCCCAACAAGGTGTGCTGACGAACAAGACACCCTCGTCGTCTAGCAGCTCACTGAACTTGGTCAGCATGCGACGGCAGTGGTCTGCCTCGACATGTTCGACTACCTCAAAGCAGACGATCACGTCCAGCTTCGATGGCAAGTCTTTTAAGGACAAGTCACAGACGTCTGTCTTGCTGTACAGCTCATCTGGCTTCCAGCTTGCATTGGCAAACTGAGCTGGTGTCGTGAGGGGTGTGACGTCTACAGCACCATACCACGCAGGAGCCATGCGGCTCGAGTGCAGCAGCTTTGCCAGTGGCATCTCTTTGCCACAACCGACGTCTAGGATCCTGGATTCTTTGTAACGCATTGACGTGCCCAGGAACTTGACCACGTGGGTCCACCTGAGACAATGTGCAATGTAGTCTCGATGCAGAAAACCTCTGTCCTCTGCGTTGTCGACTGACAGAAAAGTCTTGTCGACTGCCTTCCCTGAACGATTAGCCATGTCTGGTCTCTTCGATTAAGCCCTTGTTGATCAAGGGACCTTTATAGTAAGTCAGGAGACGCTTGGCCTCCTGTTTGGATTTGACATCTAACTGGATCTGCTGAATAAGTTCAGTCTCAGTGATGGGTGACTTTGCCTCTACAATATTGAGGATAGTCCTCGCCTGCTTGGGAAGACTATCCTCTGAGGCTTTCACAAAAGTGAAAGTCCGGTTCATCATGCAGCGTACTCCATGGCAAGTTGAAGAGCAGCACGCTTGGTCACAGCACGTCCGCCAAACCAGGCAGCCTGCAAGGAACTGTCACGATCTCTGCCAGCTTTGTGGTCGACATAGTAGGTCACTGCGTTGAGTGCAGACCACCAGGTGCCCTCTGACAACTCAGCGCCTGGCTGAGTACGAATGCACGTAAACACGTTGTCCATCGTACGATTGAACTGTGTCCGGTCAAACTCCCACTCAGAGGGATTGTCCTTGGTCTTGTTGGCGTCCTTAATGGCCACCGGATTGAAGATCCTGGCAAGGTAAGCATTGAGCTGCTTCTCAGTGTACTCGGTCTTCGTGAGGATCTCTGCCTGCTGACGAAAGTCGTCAAGCTGGTTTGATGCCAGACCTAAAGCCTGTTCAGCTGCTTCCATGACGTCACCGTCCCATGCCTTGACATGAGGGAACCTGAATCGGTCTCCAGCACCACCGAGAGCAGCAACCAGAGTGTTGTTGCAGACCACCCGGATCGGTGTGAACATGATCGTCATCGCCTTCCCCCAAATGTGAGGATGGGCAATCAGCAGATGTCCTTGGACCTCATCGCCGCCTGGCAAAGTGAAACCCTTGCGGATGTTGGCTAGACCCCAGACCTGCCTTCCACCATTCAAGGATCCGGCAGTCTCTAGTGTCATGTCGCCTGCTTTGACGAACTTATCGAAGAACTCGAACACCTCAGCATTCTGCACTGGCACGTATGACTTGCCAGCAGGACCAAGCACCTGGTCGTCTGAGTCTCTGACCAACATGAAATAATCGTCAGTCGTCAGCATGTCTGTCGAGTTGGCAGACTGCACGTGTACACGTCTCTTAGAGACAGTCCAATCTAACTGAGCTGCCATGAGCATCTCAGCAGGGGTCAGATTATCATCGACCTTCTGACCGAGGCCGTGCCATGGGGTCTGTCCCGCATAGGCCATTGTTTCTACTGCATCAGGCATGGATTCTCCTTTCTGATGGGTTAAAAAATTACATCCTAAACAGATATTGTCCGGATGTACACAAAAAAATCACACATTCAGAGCCCCTGCGAAGGGGCCCCTGATGAATGATCTCAGCTGACTGACAGGAAACCAAGCTTGATCATGCGTGGCCGATAGTACTGGAATATCCGCCATGGTGGCTGCTTAGTGGTCAGGATACCATCGTCAGCTATCTGCTGAATGATGGCCTGCAGGGCAACCTCAGTGTGTGCGTCAGTGTCATCCATGAACTCACGCAGGATAGCTGTCATCTGACCTGGGATCTTGGCATTGACAAGATCTGCCTCGTCTGCCACACTGAACGTGTACGTGCGATCCTTAGCCTTAAGCTTGACAGGAGGAGGGTCAGAGATATACTCGTCGGTGCAGGGCGGTGGCACGTCAGCCATGTCGTCACCGTCATTAAACAGAACCTTGCCGGTTGGCTGCTCTGGGATCTCTGCCACATGTGTCACGACAGGCTCAGGAACAGGATGCTTGGGCGCCTTGGCGTACTCCTTAAAGATACGCTTGGCAGCAGCTAGCTTGTCTGCCCACTTGGGAGCAGAGCTGGCCCCTGTGATGTCGAGAAACAGAGCTGTAAGCTCTGCCATGCTGTTGGTCTTGGCCAGATTGGCTGGCGCTTGATGGACTGCGATTACGTCAATCATAATTTCTTCTTTCTTGCTGCTATTTAATGATAATCAATGAGCGCAGCAGCGAATCGCTCATGATCATTTGAATACATACTAACAAATAAAATCCGCAATGTAAACAGAAAAATGAAAAAACTGCATAACTTAATGATTTTATTCAACTTTTTTATTCATCTGCCAGTTCATGAGGATTTCCCTCAGTTGATTCTACATAATAAATGGCAGACATCAGAAGTTTGTGATAGACTTCTCTTTCATCCTCAGAAATCAGCCAGTTGTCTAGGGCATTATTGCATGCGTCTATTTTATCATGAGCATCCATTTGCTCTGGATCGTCTAATAAATCTGTAATAATTTTTATTAATTCTAAGGTATTATTTATCTTGGTCATATTTTCCTTTTTGGCTGGCCCCCATTGCTGAGGGCCATATATTATTATTTAATTTGGGTGAGCAGCCATTCGTCATCAATTTTTGTTTGATGGTGGTCGGCCAGAGCAGCAATTAATTGAAATTTATTTTTTGCTATAATTTCAATGTAATCCACATGAGCACCATTTGACCAATCGATATGCGCTTCAAGCTCATATTTTAGCAAAAAATCGCGCAAGCTCTCAAATTCGCAATCGCTTGAAATATCAATGTCGGCTTTGTGTGCATTTGCATATTCGTAATTGCTAAGCATAATAGCTCCTATAATTAAATTATCAAAGAACAAAAAATATTCAAATTAATTTTTGAATATGAGCATATAATAGCATGCTAAAATATTTTGTAAACACTTTTTTTAAATATTTTTAAAATAATTGCATAAACACTTGATTTTATTAGCAAAATTATTTAATTTTTTTGTATATACACGTGCGCGTGCATACGAGCGCGTGCGTATACGCGTGTATGTGTGCGTATGTGCGTGTGTACGTGCGTGCGTGTGTACGTAGGCGAGTGCGGGTGGGTGTACACGCGTGCACATGCGGGCATGCATACGCGTGCAGGCAAATAATTAATTAAGCCACTCAGCAAATTCGGTCAAGGTTATCTTGTGACCAAGGATTATCTCAGCCAATCGTTTCAGGTTCCACTCGTCTCTGCTATAAAATTCAAAGACAGGATTATTTCCTCCTGGACCATACGGTTCAATGAGCTTAAACCTGATTGGATAACCATCGATTGATTGCTCTGCTCGTTCTATCGAGTCAAGCAGATCTTTGATCTGACAGTTCTGGTCAATGTCTAGTTGGATCGAGTATCCCATGGATCTCCTTTAATATAAGAATTTATTCTTCTTTCTATCACGACAGATAGATTTCTGTGTGACTAAGGTACAACCTTACTCTGTTTTCTGTCATTTGTACACAAAAATATATTGGATATAGAATCTGCACACTGAAAATCTTTGTCAAGAATGTGTCAACCTCAATCGATTATTGATCTATTAGATTTATTAGATACTACGGTTCGAAAAAAAAGTTTTTTTTGAAAAGTTCCCTATATACAACACACACAATATCTTCTGTTTTTGATCACCGTTTCTTATCGTGCCTGCCAAATATCCATAAAAAACTACCATTTATCCCTGTTCGATCACCATCGGTCATCGATTTTTTCCGATTTGCACTAGGCACAACGGTACTCGTTCCAATGCACGACGAATCGCGGCCCGTTGCTGCCCGATACAACAAAAAGCTTTTGACCGGGGGCCGTTAATGGTGGCCCGGGGGCCAAAAATCGCCCGGCTGGCCCAAAAAGCGCCTAGCAACTCGATCTGCGGGCCAAGATTCTTAAAACGGATAAAATAGGTTGACAATTATTAGTATATATAAGAGAATTTTTAAAATTGTCAAAAAATCCAAAATGAGGCGTCTAATCAATACAATACTCCAATATAGTTCCACAATTATTTTTCGTTGTTTACAAATTATTGGTCAACTGTTATATTTATACCGAAAGGAGGTGCTATGCCAGCAAAAAAGGGCTTATATGCCAACATTCACGCAAAGAGGAAAAGAATCAAAGCAGGTTCTGGTGAGAAGATGCGCAAACCAGGGTCCAAGGGGGCTCCGTCTGCTGCTGACTTTCGTAGGTCTGCTAAGACTGCTAAGAAAAAATGATGCCAATGCGAAAAAAACCAAAACCGTACGGTAAACCACCAAGGAGATAATGGCCAGGCCAAAAGGCGCAAAGAACAAGAGGACCCAAGAGATAATGGACCGGCTAGCCGAGCTAGACTGCGATCCTATCGAGGGCATGGTCACGATTGCCAACGATCCGACGTCAAGTCAGGAGTTGAAGCTTCAGGCTTACAAGGAGTTGGCACAATACGTGGCACCTAAGAGAAAAGCCGTGGACATGACAGCTTCTGTTGACGGCAACATCTCAATTGACATTGTCAAGTTTTCAGATATAGAAGAGGATGAAGCTCAGGGTTCCAGTTGACTGGAGACCCAGGCCATATCAGTTGCCGCTTTGGAAGTTTTTAGAGGGCGGAGGTAAGAGAGCAGTCTGTGTCTGGCACCGTCGTGCCGGCAAAGACTTGTGCAGTATCAACTGGGCCGTGGTCTCAGCATTGCAGCGTCCGGGCCTGTATTGGCACTTGTTTCCTACCTACAACCAAGGTCGCAAGATTGCTTGGGACGGCATGACCAAGGACGGTCGTGCTTTTCTCAATCACTTTCCAGAAGAGTTAGTTGAGGGTAAGAACAACACCGAGATGCGGTTGACACTGAAGAACGGGTCAATCTTCCAGGTGGTAGGCACTGACAACGTAGACCGGTTGATAGGAGCAAACCCGGTGGGTGTTATCTTTTCTGAGTACTCCGTCCAAGATCCCAGAGCCTGGGACTACATCAGACCAATCCTTGCAGAAAACGACGGCTGGGCATTATTTATCTTTACAGCCAGGGGTCGCAATCATGGCTATGATCTTCTGAACATTGCCAAGAGGAATGAGACGTGGTTTCAGCAAGTCTTATCGGTGGAGGACACTCGAGCCATTCCCATGTCAGCAGTTGACGAGGAACGCGCGGCGGGAATGCCAGAGGAGATGATCGAGCAAGAGTTCTTTTGTTCGTTTGATGCTCCGTTAGTAGGGGCATACTATGGTAACGCGATGGCACGGCTGTTAGCAGACAAGCATATTACTAAGGTTCCTTACGAACCCTTGTTAGACGTACACACGTCCTGGGACCTAGGTGTCGGTGACTCGACAGTCATTCTGTTCTTTCAGTTGCAAGGCAACGAGATCAGGATCATTGATTATTATGAAAATCAAGGCGAGGGCCTAGCACATTATAT